CAGATAAATGGGAAGTTGTTGAGTTTCCTGCTGTTATAAATGAAAAACCTATGTGGGGTAATTTTTGGACCATGGACGGTTTAGAATCAGTCAAGGCTTCCATACCATTAACTAAGTGGAATGCACAATGGATGCAGCAACCTACATCCGAGGAAGGTGCACTTATAAAACGTGAGTGGTGGCGTGAGTGGGAATCCGAAAGTATTCCTAATTTAGAGTTTATTATACAATCGTATGATACAGCTTTTTCTAAGAAAGAATCTGCTGACTATTCAGCTATTACAACGTGGGGTGTATTTGAACCAGAAGATGGCAGCGGTAAAGCATTAATTTTGTTGGATGCTAAACGTGATCGTTGGAACTTTCCTGAACTAAAAGCAGAGGCCATGGAGCAATACAAATACTGGGAGCCAGAGATGGTTATTATAGAAGCCAAGGCTTCTGGGCTACCATTAACTCATGAGTTGCAAAAGATGGGAATACCTGTTATAAATTTTACACCCTCAAAAGGAAATGACAAACATACGAGGGTAAACAGCGTGGCTCCGTTATTTGAATCAGGAGCCGTTTGGGCGCCCCAAAAAGATTTTGCTGAAGAAGTCATAGAAGAGTGTGCAGCTTTTCCCTTCGGCGATAATGATGATTACGTGGATTCGACCACGCAAGCCTTAATGAAATATAGACAAGGCTACCATGTTACGTTAAAAGATGACTTTGAAGATGAACCACTTGATAACGGTAGGAGGAGATCGTATTATTAATGGAAAGAGTAGACTACACTAACAGAATTCCAAGCAATCGAAAAAATGTCGAGTATGCTAATACACGTGTTCCTGAAAACTATGACAGAAACCAAATAGCACGACATCAATTAAATGTTGCTAAAAACAAACTCGTAGACTTTGATCGTAATTATACTGGCATTGGAGCTTTTGCTGACAAGCTAGGTAATTTTTATAGCGCAAGAAATCAATATTCTAAGGATAACGATTTAGGAATGGATTTTACTTTTGAAAATCCATACGCACAAGATCAATTAAAATATTTAGTTAACCAAGGTTACCAAGGACTAGAAGGTGCTGGTGATATATTTGAAATAGCAGCACGAGGGTTGGCAACTGCTGCACTACCTGGAGAATACATTCCAGGTGATAGAGGTGTTGGTGGAGAATTTTATGAATCTTTAAAATATGATCCTGATGCTTTGATGGGGCTTAATCCTTATTTAAGTCTTTTGACTGGCTATGATCCTGATGCGCGTACTGAATTAGACATGGCTTATCCAGAACAAGCACGTAATTTAGGTATTGAAGATTTTGAAACTGCTTATTCAGGAGCTAACATTCCTGGTATGCTAAATGTAGTTAACTTTCAAAACTACTTACGTGGCAGCCAAGGATTTGATTCTACTGGTTTAGAAGGGGATGCTTTATCTAATTCGTTCAATGATTTTTTATATGATAATTATATAACAAGTAATTATCCTGATTCTGGTTTTGGAACTTATCAGGATGATAAATTCCAATACACTATACCTAATGAATTTGTAGATAAATTTTCTGACTACAGTGATTTAGAAATGATCGATGCTTACAATAAAGAATATGGTGGTTATTTAAATACAACTTTACAAGATTATGCAAATCAATACTTGGATAATCAATATAACACATTAAGTTCTAATCTTTCTGAACAATTTAATTTAACACCTAACACAATAGAAAACATTTTAAGTGATGGTCAAAGTGGAGACCCATTACACATGGGATTGTTTGAGGATTTGTTTAATGAAAACACAATGCCTGGTCTTACTGATTTTGAATTAGAATACGAAACACCTGAAGCGCAAGCTTTAGCAGAAAGTGGTTATTCTGATTTACCATCTATGTATTCTTTCGCTAAAGCAATGAAGATTCCAAGTACAATTGGTAAAACAATAAGTAAATCTAATAATCCTTTAGTTAAATCAGGCTCTAGAGCTTATAACGAATTTTTTCCAACATTAAGTGGATCTGGTGGACAAGGTTTTCCTGTATTTAATTTTCCAAGTAGAACTTTTACTGGAAGCAATATAAACATACCTTTCAGAAGAAGTTTACAAAACACAGGAATAATGGGAACAAATATTTATTCTCAAACAGGTGAATAGTGAATACTTTTGCAAAAAGAGTAGCTAAAGAAATAGTTAAGCCTAAAAGAACTGTAGTTATTAATCCTAAACCACCATTTTCTTCTACTAACAGAGTAGATTTTACTAAAGCTACAAATAATAATGTTTTTGGTCCTTTTGTTGATAACAGATTTACTCCACAAACAAATAGACGCCAAATTAACATGGCAAACAATAGAGGATATTTTACCGATAGTTCAACAGGGTTAATAAATTATAACGATCCTAGAGGACTTAATCAATTCACTGTAGGTAAAAAAAATATTTTTAATGATCCAGTTACAAAAGCACAATTTTTAAGTGATGATGTTTACTACACAACAAATGATATAGAAGTTTTAAAAGGTATAAAAAAAGTTGGAGATGTAAAGGATAAGAAAAGAGGTCTAGCAAGTATTTTTACAAGCAGGGAAAATCCTGAAGTACCTGTTATTGGACCTCTAAATAAAGATATGTACGAGCCTTACATAAAATCAGATGGCACACCTGCTCAACAACTAAAATACCAAGTACTTAAAACAAATGCCATAGATGCTAATCATCCTTACATGAAGGATAAAAGAATGTTTCAAAGTAGAGCTAACCTTCCTGCATCTTTTTTACCTTATGTTAATAAACCTACTTTTTTATCAACAGGTTTTAGAAATAAAAGTTATCACAAAGCATATGAAAAACAATTAGATAATATAATGAATGCTCCTTTTGACGCTAAAACAAATATAGGAAAATATGATTTAATTAAACAATACAAAGATGGTAAAATATCTAAGGGAAAGTTTTTAATGGCTAACGAAGCAATTGACGCTAAAGTTAAAAACATAACACGTGACATGCGTAAACTTGGTTTAGAATCCATGATGTATGATAGTTCTAAAAATAAATTACAATATTTTGGAGGCTTATATGACAACATGGCTAGACTGTATAAGGACATGCCTGATGATTATTTTCTTAGAGCAGCCCAACCAGAATTATTTAATGCTAAAACTTTTAAAAGTAAATTAGGTTTTGATAAACCTTCTCAAATGTTTAAAAAAGACAAAGATGGAAATTTTGTTCCTAAAGACAGTAAGGAAGCTGTTACAATAGGTGAAGGACAGTGGTGGCAAAACCGTGGACGTGATAACTATGGAGATTACTATAGAACTATTGATCCTTATATGAAAAACAAAGGATCAAAATATAACTTTAACATGGGAGGACTTGCGTCTTTACTAGGAAACAAAGCATTACAACGAATGGCACAACTATTAAGTCCTAAACAATTAAAGATGTTAACCGATACAAAATTTAAAGGAACTAACCCAATGAATAGTCCTAAAAACATTAGACAAATGAAATTAGATAATTATCTAAAAGATAAATTTAATGCGACAACAAATTACCCTTATAAAAGATCCTCGGTCCCAGGACCCAGGTCATCAGGAGATAGATAATGGTAGTTAAAGCCCTTTTACCAAAAGTACTACGTAACATAAGCCAGTACAAACCAAAGATAGCAGCGCCAACAGGCAAAGGATCAGAAAAAGTATTAAGCTTAAAACCAGACGTCGTAAAAGAATCATTCACTGTATTTGACGAAGCTGGGTTACCAATTAAAGATTTTACGACAGAAAAAGCAGCTAGAGATTTTTTACGTAAGGATCCACTAGCTAATTCGTACAAAGTTGGCAAAACAGGGACACAACCACCCGCAGAAGACACTGGTGCACTATATTTTGCGTCGCGTGACGCTATTATTCAAGCTCCACAAGAGAAAATGGGTGCTAACCAGTGGTTATCTTACCTAAAATCACGAAATATTAAGTCTTCAGAGATGCGTGACACGTCGCTAGGCAATTTTTTAGCTAATGCAGGTAATAAATCGTTTACAAAAGGTGATTTAGTCAAAGAATTTGATGAAATAGCACCTAAATTTGATGTTGTTGCGCTAGGAACACCTGGACCGGAGAGTATTTTAAATAGTTTATACAAAAATGTTAGAAAAATAGACCCAGAGACAAAAGATCCACGTGTTGGAGGTTTAGTTGCATATTTACAGAATAGTTTACCTACTGTTATTCAAGATGGTAAGCTTGCGCAAGGAAATTTAGATAAAATAGTAACTAATGTTAATAAATACATGGAAAGAACGTTTGGGATAAAAGGGGCCATGGAACAAGGCTTAGATTTCTCTGCTAACGTTCCTTTTGCCATAAGAGAGCCTTTAAGTGCTTTATCTTCTGCTGTAGGAAGCCGTGGAATTAATTTAACTAAAAAAGACTACGCATTAAAACCAGCACATGCTGGACAACAAACATTACCAGGTGGTGATAATTACCGTGAGTTTATGTTTAAATATAAACCAGGAAAACTTCGTCAAAACGAACCTACTTATGATTATGCGCATAGTTTTAATTTAACCAAACCCCAACGGGAAAATGCTTTCGTGCACGCACGTGTTTCTGATAGAACAGATGAATTTGGTAGACGTGTGTTATTTGTAGAAGAAATACAGTCAGATATGCATCAACCTATACAACGTGCAATACGTGAATCTAAAGCAGCAGGAACAAAACTTGGTGATAGAGATGGATACGCGAGACGTGAAGATTTACCTTTACCTCCAGACTTAGCAGCAAATAAACAACAATTAGATTTAATTAATCTTAAAATAGAAAATTTATTAGCAACTAATCCACGTTCGCCGGCATTAAAGAAATTAGGAGAAGAGCGTGGCAAGATAAGACAGATGTTACAAGAATCTAAAGACGCTGCCGGAAATATTGGTGGAAGTGTTCCAGAAGGTCCTTTTCAAAACTCACAAGAATACATGGAGTTTGTTGCTAAATATTTAGTAAGAATTGCAAAAGATGGTAAATATGATGGTGTGGCATTTGCTAATCCAAAGATTAAAAACCGTAGTTTAAGTCCAGGTGGTAGAGACTTTAATGGTAACCTTGGGGCGTACGGACCTATACTTAATAAAGCGTTATCTAATGCGTCTAAAAAAACAGGTGCAAATCTTCTAAATACTGTTATAAGAACACCTGAGGGAGAAATTTTCGGGGGCGTAAAAATGTTGAACTTAAAAGGCAATAATAAAGCAGAAGAAATTATATCTGGCGGTATTTCTGCATTTCAAGAAGGTGGAGTAGTACATGGTAGATGATAGTAAAAATAATATAGAAAAAGCATTAGCAGCAATTGATACTGCTTTAGAAGTAGAACCAGTTGGTGAAGAAATACAGTTGGACAGCACAGTTCAATTTGATGGTTTTGAAATGATGGAAGATGGTAGTGCAGAACAAATTACAGATGATGTACAAATTGATAGATCAAATGTTCCATTCAACGCAAATTTAGCTGAATATATTTCAGACGACGAGTTATCCAAATTCTCAGCGGATTTGGTAAACGCATTCGAAGCGGATAAAGATTCAAGGAAAGATTGGGAAGATACCTATATCAAAGGCCTTGATATGTTAGGTTTTAAATATGAAAACCGAACAGAGCCCTTCGAAGGAGCGTCCGGGGTCGTACATCCCTTACTAGCTGAATCTGTTACACAGTTTCAGGCACAAGCTTATAAGGAACTCCTCCCCCCAAGCGGCCCCGTACGAACTCAAATTGTAGGTGAGGTTACTCCTCAAACCGAACAACAAGCAACACGTGTAAAAGATTACATGAACTATTACATTATGAATGTAATGGAAGAGTTTGATCCAGAAATGGACCAACTATTATTCTATTTACCACTATCAGGTTCAGCTTTTAAAAAAGTTTACTATGATGAAATTTTAAAACGTTGTGTGGCAAAGTTTGTTGCTAGTGAAGATTTAGTAATTAATTATTTAGCAACAGATTTAGAGCAAGCGGAAAGAATTACACACATAGTAAAAATGTCTTCTAACGAAGTAAGAAAATTACAAGTGTCTGGTTTTTATAGAGATGTGGAAATTAATTCTGGTTTAATAGAAAACACCAATGAGATACAAGCAAAAGTTAATGAACTTCAAGGTGTTGAAGCTGTGTCAGAAGAACAAAATGAAGAACATATAATTTTAGAGATGCATGTTGATGCTGACGTTCCTGGATTTGAAGATACAAGTGGAGTTAAACTTCCTTACATTATTACTATTGATCAATATTCACAAAAAATATTATCTATTAAAAGAAATTACAAAGAAGGTGATACAACGTATAAAAAGAATGCATATTTTGTACACTTTAAATTCCTCCCAGGCCTAGGCTTTTACGGTTTTGGTCTAATACACATGTTAGGTGGGTTATCGCGAACAGCAACAAGTGTTTTGCGGCAGTTAATTGATGCTGGTACACTCGCGAACCTACCGGCAGGATTTAAAGCAAGAGGAATGCGTATACGTGATCATGATGAACCTTTACAACCAGGTGAGTTTAGAGATGTTGATGTAACAGGTACCTCTATTAAAGAATCATTATTACCTCTTCCTTATAAAGAACCAAGTGGAACATTATTCCAATTATTAGGTTTTTCTGTTGATGCTGGAAAATCATTTGCAGCAATAGCAGACATGAAAATGGGTGAAGGTAATGAACAGAATCCTGTAGGCACAACACTTGCTTTATTAGAACGTGGTACTAAAGTGATGAGTGCAATACAAAAAAGATTGTATTACTCACAAAGAAAAGAATTTAAATTACTAGCTACTTGTTTACAGATGTATACTCCACCGGAATATCCATATCATGTTGTAGGTGGTAATCGTATGATTAAACAAGCTGATTTTGATGATCGTGTTGATATTATTCCCGTTAGTGATCCAAACATATTTTCTATGTCACAAAGAGTTATGTTGGCACAGCAACAATTACAACTAGCACAATCTA